ACTGAGAATATGTATTTGATATTTGGCTCTTTATTGAACTCCATTACAATATCAGCTCTCTTTGTCCATAGTCCAAATGTGGTATATGGATTCTTTCTTGCTATATTAAGTAGGTTAATCATATGAGTTTTATTGATTAGTTCTCTATAGGAGTTAAATCTAACATATCGATTATTGAATGTTGGTATCTCACTTTCTATCAATATCCTTTCAGATAATAAAGCTGAGTTACCAAGCAATCTAATCTCTAAGTTCTTTCTCATTTTAGATAACCTATTGCTATAACACGAGCTGCAAATACTTCCCTTAACTTGAGAAGCTATTTTGCAAAACTCGTTTTCTAAACTACTTACATTGACTGATGGAATGCCTTGAAGCTTTCCTGATCCAGTTGTAATGTGTACGTTACTTAGTTTATTCATCTATAGGTTCTATTGTCCAATATGCACCCCATTCTACCCATTTGGATAGTTGTCTGTATTGCATACTCATTAAAAATGCAGTTGGAGATGTTCTTTTCCATAAGACTACATATAAAGACTTATCTTCTTTCAAAGCTTTATTCAAAGCATTCATCGAAGTAATCTTTTTCTTAAGCTTGAAATTTGGCGAGATTTTTAATCCTTTTCTAAGTTCTGCCATCTTTCGGAAATTGAAATTCAATATTAGTTTTATGCTCTAACTGTCTTTGCATAGCCATTCTGACTACACGTATAGCAGTTTCTCTTTGTTCAAGTGATTCAATAAATCTCTGAACATCAGCATTATCTGTAGCAACGTAATAACCTTTACTTGATGCAACTAAGCATGGTATAAGGTCATTCTTTCTAATGTGATTAATTAATTTCCTTAGACGAGCTCCACTAACCTTTATTCCTAAGTTGTTCTTAAGACCATGATTAATAGCTCCACCTGTAATGGCATTCTCTATGCCAATCTTTCTTGGTAAATGCTTCAAGAGTATAGGAAGTAATTCCTCTCTTTCGTATTCACTTAAATCCTCAGTTTGTTCTTCAAAACCGTTAATCATTTTTAAGGTTTACAATTTTTAATGTATGTTGGAATGTCTTGCATTCTTACCATTACTAAAAATATTTTAGTATAATCTCTACCAAATTCCTTAGTTTCAGTAATAGCTGGGTCATTTACCATTACAAGCCCATGCATGAACGCTTCGTTGTAACATAAATCAGATATTAAATCTTCAAATGAAATGTGTTCTCCTGGTATTAGTATTTGTACAGTAAGCGTTTCCGCTACTTTCATTCTTGTAGACTCAACATTATATGCTGCTCTAACAACTTTTTTAATCTCGTGATCAATCTGTTCTAAGTCCATTTTCTGTTTCTTTATAAAGTTTATTAATCTTTTCTTCAAAGTCAATGAATAAGAAATCCATTTCCAATTCATACTTGTCAAATATGTCGTTAATCTTTTCCTTTAGGCTCATAATCATTTGTATAACAATCTTCATTAGGTTCTGGTATATCAATACCTCTATTAGCAAAATGTACTTGTAATTGGAATTTAAAGGTTTCAAACTCCTTAGTAGTCATAGAACTTGTACTCTTAGTTTCCGAATAGGTAATCAATTTCCCCATTACTTCTTTGGTTCTAAACTTAGTTTTAACAACTTCGCTTAAAATGTAATGGTGTATATCCTCTTTTTCGTATGGTTCTCCCTCTATTCGGAGTAATTCTTCTTGAATAGTTTTAATAGCTACACCCCAATACCAACGATTTTGTTTAGCAGAACGTCTTTTGTTTGCTTTCTTGACACTTACTTGTATCTCTTTATCCTTGTATTGTAGTAATAAGCCTTTAACTCGTTCAAGATTATTGATGATGATTTTACCGTTTTTATCAACGGTTCCGCTAAATTCACTCATAACTTTCAATTAAATATCAAGGAGTACCGAAGTACTCCCTGATTGTTCTTAGAATGGTAAATCATCTTCCCCTTCATCGCCTAATGGCTCTGCATTAGGTGTGTTAGCTTTAGCTACTGGCCCTGTTTGAGCAGATTGAGGTGCATTATCTCTTTCCCAAGTCTTTAACTCAGCATCAAACTTAGATTTCTCATCAGCTTTAAGTATTTTGTGGAAATACTTTGATGAACCACTAAATTCTTTATCAATAGGACCTGAATAAAGATATCTAATAGATGTTCTTACTACTGGCATGTTGTTTTGATTTTTATCATAACCAATATATTCTTCTGAACGAAATAAAGCTTTGATTTGCTTTCCAACAACTTCAACTAAGGCTTTCTTTCCTGCAGACTTCATGTCTACTCCAGCATTTGTAAAGAACTCTTTAATTCCTTTTAATTTGAAATCTCTTGTCTCTTTACTATCTTCATCTCTTGTTCTAAAGAACTTTGATGTATTCAATTCTTCAGTATTAGTATCTCTGAACTCTACTTCTATATAAGGACATCCCTTATGTTCTTTATTGATATCTTCCGATAACTTACAGCTCACAATTTCTACAATGGTAGCTCTTGGAGTGTTCATGTATTTTGAAGTGTTTACTTCTGCTTGTTCTGCTTGTTTAAATTCATCTTCCCAACTCATTGGATTCTATTTTTTATAATTAATAATTAATTTAATTAAAGAATCTGCTATTTAGCAGACTCTTCTTCGTTGTAATATTCTTCAATCAACTTAATAACCTCAACAAGGTCATTAGGCATTTGCTTTGGTAACATTTCCATAGGAGATTTAGCTGATACATGCTCATAACCTTTCTGACGATTAGTTATAAATCTATACTCAGGATCTCCCTCTTCATTTGTTATCATATCTGAGAATAGAACTATGACAAATTCTTTCTCAACTTTCTTCTTAAGACTACCATCTACAGATATAAATCTTTCCTCGACACCTCCAGCTCCTTCAAGAACTTGGTCGATTCCAATCATTATAACATATTTGTCGGTATTCTTAGACTTATGTAGTATTCTCATAAGTTCTTTCTTATACACATCCCAAAAGTCAAAACCTTTGTAAGACCTACCTATCTGTGCATATGCTTGTTCTGTTAGAGAAGTAAAACTCTCTATAACAATAGTATTAGCCTTTTTACTTGCAATAGCTTTATCAAAAGCTTTTTCAAAAGCTTCTAAATCAGGTATAGGAACATTCAATTTGAACTTTCCTGCACCTTTAAACGGCAAAGCTTTCTGCTCTGTATTAAGGATTATTGTTTTGTCAGGGTCTAAATTCCTGAGCGAAGTACTCTTCCCGGTACCTGATGGCCCGACTACGAAAATGTTAGGTTTCATTTGTTTTTAATTTAAGATTGTAAAAATTTGCAATTCATTTAATTTACTTATAAAATCAGGTTTTGCTGTGTGCCACCTTTTTCCATAAATATTAATTGCGTATTGTTTTATTTGGATTTTTAGGTGAATCCCTAATTGTTTGTACTTTTTCATTTTTTAGTTTTTAGAAATTAAAAATGATTCTCTACGTATTAATCTATTACACTCTCTCCTATTTGAAGGAGTAATAGTCTTTTCTGTTAAGTCGCATATTTCCGTTGTTCTTGTTACGTTTCTGTACGTATCAACGGAATCTATACTTATGCATAAGTCAACTAATTCCTCTCTTGAGAGAGCCTTAGAATCCTTTCTTTTGGGTATTAATAATAATCTATTCATTCAGTTATTTATACTGTAAATGTAATAAAAGTACATTAGATTATCAAGTCATTTAGGCTTTCTTTTAGCCGAATCCTTTCTAATTCTAAGGTTTGTACTCTTTCCTTTTTCTTTGATTATCTTCTTGTATCGATTGCTTAGCTTTAGTTTAAAGAAACCTTTAATATTGATTTCTTCATTTCGGAGCATCAGCGAACGACAAGCAAGGAAGAACCGTCTAATCACTATGTGAATTACTTTGGGATGGATCCCTGTAGTTCTCGAAATTTCTTTGACTATGCGTGTATGCTTCCAGTTCTTTTTCATTATAAGGGTTATTACAAAATTTAGTTAATTCACTGATGAAGTAGGTTTCTACACTTCCCATACCAGTATTTCTACCTTTAGCTATTATTATCTCAGCTGTTTCAATAGGTGGTATTCCATTTTCAATTTGAAAGTAAGCAGGTCTATGCACAAAGATAACTGTATCAGCATCTTGTTCAATAGCTCCTGATTCTCTTAAATCTCCAAGAGTAGGTCTTTTATTAGCTCTACCATGAATTGCTCTATTAATTTGAGATAAAGCCATAACGACTACACCTAATTCAGAAGCTATTTCTTTTAGCATTCTTGACATTTTAGCAATCTCTTGCTCTCGATTATTGGCTCCTGGTATATCACAAGTCATTAATTGAAGATAGTCAATGATAAAGAATTTAACTCCATATCGAATAAAGTACTTTCTAATCTTGTTACAGATTTTAGTAATACTTCTGGACTTATCATCAATCCACCATTTCTGCTCTCCAAGTCTTTTCATAGAAGATTCCCTCATTTGATAGTTTCTATTGGTCATGCACTTATTCCTTATACTCTTTAATGGAATAAACGCATCAGAGGCAATAACTCTATTTATTAATGCAGTTTGACTCATCTCTAAAGAAAACATAGCTACACGAACACCACTAATGATATTGTTCTTGAATATTTCAAGTGCTAATGAAGTTTTACCCATTGATGGAGCTGCTGCAAGAATTACTAAATCATGTGGTTCAAAACCAGTAATATGTAAATCAAGTTCAGTAATGTAAGACCTAATAAAATGAGATGTATCTGAATTATCTTGGTATTCAATAGTTTTGTTTAATGCTTTTTCAACATCAAATTCTTCTACATCTCCCATTTCCTGAATCTCAATAATCTTTTCAGATATTGCTCCAAGTATAAGCATGGGGTCAACCATTTCATTACAACTCTCATTTACCTTATCTGATAGTAACATTAAAGCTCTACGCCTTGCATATCCATTAAGTAGCTTAATATGTTCAAGTAAGTGTTCATCATCATCAATTCGTTCACATATATCATTTAAGTAAACAATTAAATCAAATCCTTTTTTCTTATCTTCAACATATTTCACATACTTTTTAGTAGTAAGGTAATCAGTTACAAGAACAATATCAACCTTTGAATCATGTGATAACTCCCTAACTGCACTGTATATGTACTTAGTCTGCATAGTTGAAAACTCATTGATACTTAACTGGTCTGCGACTCTATAGTAGGTATCAGGGAAATTAACGAACGTAGCAAGCACAATTTCTTCTAAATCGACATTTGACTGCCCGATAAAGTTACTTTCTGTAAAAAAATCTAATTGTTCTGACATTTATGTATTTTATTAAAAATCAAGGAGCAACGAAGCCCCTTGAAGATTTACAGTATTTCTTCAATCATTGATATTGGAACATTCCAATCAACATTTGTAGCCATATTCTTACCAACGAACTTACTTCTGTTGATCTTTAACACTTTGTAAGTAGTTGCATTATTATCTGTAGCAACAGTATCTCCTACTTTCAGTCTGCTTTTAATTTTAGCAGATGCTATTTCTCTACGAACATTTCTTTGAGTTTTCCATTCCTGAGTCAACTCTTTGTATTGTTCATTACTTACATCTTGAAGATGCGTTCTAATCATAATTTTAAAGCTATCAAAAGCTTCTTGACTTATTTCATTCATAAGTTAATTGAATTAGTTTTTCCTGTTTCCAGATTAATATAATACCCTCTATGGGTAATCGAATACTCTTTTAATAGTTTCCATAATAGATTTAATCCCATATAGGAAACAATAGGATTGATAAATAAGTCTTGTTTTTCAATAGCTTCTGCTATCGAACAACTTGGTTCATTATCATCTTCTATGTTCTTTAAGTCAAATTCCTCTGTAATGGTAGGTAGATGCTTAATAGTCTTGTATTTCTTCGATTTAGGTTGTTCTGCATGATGAGAACTTCCAAGTATTACTTGTCCTGATTTGTTGCTATTGCCAAGGTCTAACCAATAATACGGTTTCTCCCAATCTTGAAATAATTTTTTATTATTCCAAACTTCAGAAATTTGTAATCTTGATTTAGCAGTATCAACACAGCTTATAGTAATGTTTGAACCAGAGCTTTGCTCTTTACTGTATCTATTATTCCGAGAACACCAAGATGTTCCATAAAACTGATTGATTCTTGAAATAAGAACCTCAGCTTTATATCTACCTACGTCATGTTGTGAGAATAACTGTCTACCAATATTAGCTTCTGATACTTTATCATCATCATATAGTATTACTAATAAGCCTGGTTTACCCAATGCTCGTAAAGTAACATTCATTCTTGCTAATCCTTGAACCACTTGTGACCCATTACCTCCTGCTCCAATTACATTTACAGTAATCATGTGAGGTGGATTAACCAAATAATCAGGTGCGTAGTGTATCTTAGTCTTCATCTATAGATTCTGTTATGATATAACCGTTTTCTCTTGCATTTGCCTTTAATGTAGGTAAACATAAAAAATATAAAGCTTCGCTTTCAAACGTGGCTATCAACTCTCTATGACCACCATTCGGCGTTGTATAATATACTTTAACCATATCCTAATAGCTTTTTAATTTCTTCAGTAGCTGGGCTTTCCAACAACTCTTCATTCGGAAACTGATTTTTGTTATCTAATGATTTCCATAACTGATGTAAGTCAGTTTTTGACTTACTTGTTATTCCTTTCATTTGATGACTAAACTTACTTTCCCAAAATCCTAATTCGATTCCTTTAATGTAATCTTCATAGTATTTTATTTCTTTAGGCCATTTACCTGTTCCCCAACATACAACACCATTACTACTAAGATTAGAGAATGGTGCTATATATAGCTTATTCAACTTAGTTGATTTCATGGCGAATACTTGCAATTTGTTGTTTATGGCAACCCAAAGCAAACGCGGAAGAGGAGCAGTAATATCTTTTAAACCAACAGTTTTAGTAAATGACATATTTACTATCTGTGGTTTAGTAGTCCAAGCAACAATAGTGTTACCAGGAGTATTTCTTACAGTTATTACATTCTTAGGAATAGGTCCTTTAAATTGAAGCCTATCAGTAACATCAACAGACATAGTGTCCATGATGTTAACGATAGTCTCTTTCATTAAAGGCTGAGTAGCTCCAAAGGATAAATCATCCTTAATGTCGCAAGACTCTAAGTAGTAGTTACTACCACTCCTATGAACTATAATAGCTTGTACGGGTTTGTATAATTTCTCTTGTAGTTCCATTTTTATCTTTTTTCCCAATCCCAAATCTCTTGATAATAAATATCAGTTCCGAAGTCAAACCATTCTTCAAGTTCTTTTCCGAATAATTCATATTTTTCATCAAAAGTATTTAGATAGTGGTCTTTTCTTAATATAGAATAAGCTCGAGTTTCAACTACTCCAACTTGTCCTGCATGATCGTTCAACCATTGTTCAACACCAAACTCCCAAAATGGACATCTAAAATCCCATTCAAACTTTAAGAAGTCTAAAGCTGTTACTGGATGACCTTGTTCATATTCATCTTCTGTAAGAAAAACTAAGTCATGAATATTTACTCCATTATGATTTAGATATAACTGATATCCATCTTTAGCCCATTGAAGTAAATCACTATAGATTTTAGCTTTAGGCTTATATGAGTTCATTTGGTCAATTAACCAATCCTCATCAATCATCCTATAGATATCGTTTATTTCGTTTAATAGTAGATATCCTTTGCCATCTTTAGCTTTAATCTCTCTTAATCCTCCATTCCATTTACGCCATTGAATCATTTCCTTAGCTGAACATACCTCAGTAAAACCTTTCTTGTTCCAACTAAAATCAACATCATCTTGACAATCGATTAATTCAGCATAAAAAGACTCTTTAGCCATTTCGCTAAACCCATCATCAAAACCTTGAATATGGAATTTACCTTTAACTAAAGAGATAACATTTCTCACTATAGTGTATAATTTAGGATTCTTATATCTTAGTTTAATCATCCATTTCAAAGGCATAGCTCTTTGATT